CGGGCACCGATCAGCGACGTGCCAACAATGGCCCGCGCCGTGCTATTCAGCCGGTCTTTCGAGGCAGCCACCTGTTTTGTTGAGGTACACCCCGCCGTGCTCAAGGCACAGGCGACGAGCAACACGAGCCCGGTCAGCTTCATGGGTCAGTTCTCCGATTGCTTTCGTGGTTGCGGCGTCGAGCTGGGCACGCTCCAGCGCCCTCGCCTCAGAGCGGGCCGCTGGAATGGAAATGAGGTGGGCGTAGGCAATGGCCGCCGCCGCACCGATCAGCACGCCAGCGGCCACCTTGCCGGCGTCGAGGAGGCCCATCACTCCGCGACCTCAGCCTTGATCTGCCGGACAGCGGCAATGATCTGGCTGCGCAGGAGGAGCAGGACGAGGACAACGACGATGAGCACGACGCCGCCGGCGAGGATCGCCTGCCAATCCATGCCCGACAGCCAGCCGAGGCCGATGGTGCCGAGACCACCGGTGCCCGTCAGCCAGGTCAACCAGTTGGATTTCTCCTTGACCTTCTCCTCCACCTTTTCCGGCACAACGGGCTTTTCGACCGGGACGGCCACCTCCCGCACCGGCTGCCCCTTGGCATGGCGGTTCATTACCTCCGACAGGCAGTTGCGCAGCCGATCCACGCTGATGGCCGCATGTTGCCCCGCATAGGCGCCCTTGCCGTCGAGCTTCGGAAGAGAGGCCCATTCGTGCGCGAGATTGTTGATCAGCGCGTCCTCGCTCAGTCGGCCGGCTAGGTACTTGTCGATGCCGCGCAGGCCAAGCAGGTAGCAGGCCATTTCGTCCTGGCAGTCGGCATCGAACTTGCGCGAAAGCGGGTAGCGATCGGGCAGAGCCTTGCGGATGGCCCGAGCGGTCGTCCTCACGATCTGGTAGCGCCCGGCCGCCGACGAGTTGAGCTTCTTGTTGTCGGGGTCCGACAGCATTTTCGTCTGAAGCGCGTCAAGTTCCTTGAGGGTCATGGCAACGAGCTCGACCGTCGGCCCCTTACCCTTCGTCACTTTGCCGTCGAGCATCTTCCCGTAAGCCAGAGTCTCATTGTAGCCGCGGCCCTTGTCGGTCCCCTCGGTGAAGCCGATGAGATCGAGCAGCGGGCGGTAGACGTGATACTTGTCGACGCGCGAAAACGCCGCGCCCTTCGGTACGGTTCTATCCATGGTTGGTGTCCTCTTTTTTGTAAGTTTTGCGCCTGGCGCTAGCGACCTTGAAGCGAGAGAGCGTTATGCATTGCTCTTCATCTTCCATTGCAAGCGAAGAGGTCTGCACATGTTTTTCACAAAAGTTGCGAAAGTAGTCGCGGTATTGGGCCTAGTTGCAGGAGGTGCCAGGTTTCTAACGGCTATGCTCGTAGCGATGGAAATTTCGCCAGCGGGGGCGATTCCGCGTTATCTGGGGAAAGGCACCGCGGGTGAACATATCGACCGAGGCCTCTATGTGATGTTTGTTTGCATCATTGTCGGCCTTTTGGCCGAAATCAGTGAAGGCGTTCGCCGTCCGCGTGGTTAAATCAGCGCCGCAGATCGCCAGAAGTCGTCCATGTAGGGCGACGGGAAACCCTGCATGGTGGCAAAGTAGTCGACGAACCAGTTTGCCCGCATGAACGTTGTCGCACCCGCGAGCAGCATTCGGGCCTGCCATTCGATATCCTCGTCGAGGATTGCCGAAACGAGGACATCAAAAGCCGCCGGCAGCGTACCGACGGTGATCGCCGCCAGCGCCTCTTCCTTGGTGATCATATCGCGGTTTGCCAGCTCCTGAAAAAATTGGCGCCGGGAAATCTCGGCTGGCACGTAGCCCTCAGCGACGACGTTACCCCATGTTTTCGGTGCCATGTCTCAGCTCCACTGCATGACGATGCCTGAAACGGCGATCAGCTTGTTATTCTGGGTTCTCACGCGCCATTGCATCGCGGTGCCCGACGGCTGCGCGGCAATGTCGATGTTCTGCGCCTCGAACACGTCTATCCCGGAGAAGGAAGACGCTACGGCGAGATTGGCCGTCGTCCAGGTGATGCCGCCGTCGCGCGAGATGTCCGCCAACAGATCGACATTGATCGTTGGCGCGCCCGACGCGATCTGCAATGACAGTCTGCCTTTGGTCGGCGCAACCTGAGCCGTGTAGGACACCGATTTGAGGATCATGTTCGTTGGCAGGTAGGCTGCGCGCATCGGCCTAGCGCCGGAACTGTCTTCCGTCCACCCCGATGTGGCGGGTCCGACGGGGGCATCTCCTGCCAGATATGTGCGAGCTGCCGACCGCGTGAGGATCGTTTGACCCTGTATCTGGACGGCACCCACATGAAACGTGCCGGATGCCGGTACGTCGAATGGCGCCGGCAGCACGAAGTCGAACCAGCCACCGCCCGGGTGAGCAAATGTGTGAGACTGAAGGACCGTGTAGTTCGTCGCCGAATTCCGCTGCACGATCTTGACGGTCACGTCGTTTGCGACGTTCGTCTGGACGCCGATGGACACCATTTTCTCGCCGTTTCGCAGGGCAAACACGCGCGATATCAAGGTGAAGAGTGAGGCACCCGTGGTGGAGCTTCCGTTGCCGTCGGTCTGCGACGCCGGCGCGACGGGCATGTACCAGTCATTCGCCGCGTCATAGGCAGCATTGACCGACCCGACGGTATCCACTCCGGCCTCATCATCGAACGCATCGGCAACACCGCCGATCATGCCGAGCCGGCTTCCCTTCAGGTCGGCGATCTCAAGCGCCAGAAGGGCCTCGTTGCGGGTGCTGCCACCGGACGTGAAGCGAGGATCATCGCCGGCCGCGACCGTGCCGGCAGTTGACCCAACGTTCATAGAGGCGGCGGCGCCGAGGGTCGGCTTGCCGGAGAGATCGGCATAGGCACCGCTAAACGGCGTCGGGCCTTCCCGAAGCAGCTTTCCGGACGTTCCGTCGAAGACCGCAGGCCGCCCATTGATCGCGCTGGCGGGGCCGACGACATCGCCAGTTCCCGTCCCGTCGAGGCCCTTGGCAGCGACAAGCTCCCAGAAGGCATTCGATGTCGCCGGCAGGACCGGCGGCGCGTTGCCGAGCGTGTCCTGAAGCGCAATCCATGTCGAGCCGTTATCGCGAACGCCATCGCGCTCAAGATAGGACGTGCCGGCATTATACGCCCCACGCCAGCGTAGCCCCGTCAGGCCCGCCGGGATTGTAAAGGCCAGATTGTAAGGGCCGCTGCCCGTCACGGTCAGGCCGGCCGGCGTTCCCGGCACCCCCGTGACAACAGGAGAGAACGTCAACGATGGAGCTGGACCCGCAGGCCCGACGCCATACGCGAAGGGCCCAGCCCAATCCCCTTCAAGGTTCGAAGCCTTCACCCACAGCCAAGCATTCGGATCGTCGAACTCGAGGAAACTGAAATGCCTTGGCCGGGTATCGTATGTGTCGCGATCGGCAAGCACGCCGGAAACATCAAACTTCCAGATCGTGCCTGCCTCGATCTCGGCGCGCAGCTGCGCGAACACTTCTGCGTTCTTGGCAATCTGCTGGTCGTAGGTCGTGGCGACGCGCAGCACGTATTCATAGACACCCGTCTCGCCGGTCCAGGCGAGTGCGGAGGTGATCTGTGTATCGCTGTCGATCGTCTCGATCGGCAGCGGGTTGCCCGGCGCCTGGACGAAGATCTCGCCGCCCTTGAGCAGTGCTATCGCCCAGGCGGTATCGATGCCCGTAACCACGGCGCTGCCGGCCGTCAGGGACACGGTCCCCGCCGAGTAATGGAGTGCTGTCATGTGAAGGGGTTCCCCTAGGTTGGCCGTCAGGCCGGAATGCCGAGGATGTAGTAGCGGATGCCAACCACCGGGTTGGTGTCGTACAGGACATCCGGGTTTCGGTTGGTGTACTGAGTGGCGGTGAAGTACTCCAGCCGCAACGGCTGCCCCCGGTAGGTCCGGAAGACCGCCTGACTCTGCGTCAGAGTGCACCAAGTGGCGTTGCCGCAGATGTTGCCCTCCCATGACGCCCCATTGCGAACGGCGCATCGAGAGAAGAACGGCACCCTGGCGCGAGCGCTCCAGCTATCCACATTGCCGGCCCCGATATTCTGCCCGAAAGACCCGGCTCCATGAACCGTGGTGTACTTCACCATCGGGAAGCAGCCGGCCGCATTGAAGTTGATGGTGTGTGTCAGAATGCCGGTCCCGACAGGGATATAGCCCTCCGCCAGGATCTGGATGCATGGCCAACGGCTATCGACGACGATATCGGCAAACCTTGGCGGGTCTGCCGCTCCCGGCCGCAACAGTTGCACGACGTTTTCGCCGTTCTCCTCGAATTGCCGGAGCACGTCGTTGTTGCCGCTACTGACAGCCTGGGTGCTGTTGGCATAGATGACGAAGCGCGCGCGGCAGGCGGAGTTCGGATTGTTGAAGCGTATAAGGCTCCCCTGAAACCAGTACTCCGCGCCAAACAACTGGTCCGTCGTGCCCGTCGGGTTCATGGGATAGGCGATCGTCGAGCCGGAGTAGAAGTGAACGTCGGCCTGCGCATTCGGCGGGATCGTCACGCCGATATCGTAGTTCGTCACCCCGACCGGGCAGGCGATATCCCCTGATCCGATGATCTTCGTCGGACTTCGCGCGGAATCGAACGCCAGCTGCGACGGCCTTGTTATATTGTTCAGGTCAAAGCCGGGCTTCGCGACGCGCGCGCCGGCGTTGTCGATCTGGATAACCGTCGCGTCCGCGATCGGCACGACGGGCGCCCCGTCGGTTATCGGCACATTGTTTCCGGGCAGGTCCCAAAGCGACAGATTGTAGTAAAAGGATTCGCCGTCGGGCGTGTCGTCATCATTCCTGAACGTGCTGTTGATCACAGTGCCGGACGATATGGAGCCGGTGGACGACGGATAGTAAACCGTCATCCCGGTTCCCCAGCCGAAAAGGGTCTCGGCGGGTTGATACCACACACCGTTTCGTCGCGCGCCACTCAACTCGGGACCGTAGATAAGTCGCTGGAGCTGCCCCGAAACGAACCGGTCATTGGTAATTCGTCGAGCCTTTATGTCGACAAGGGGGATGGCGTAGTTCAGATCCGGGAAGTGGCCAGACCGGAAGTACGTTTGCTGTGTGTCGGCCTTCGCGCTCGTGTTGCGGATGGCATATTTCGTGTAATTGCTGAGCCCCGCTCCGGATGGGTAGAAGGTTGTGGAACCAACCTGCGGAATTAGGTCGATCCCTGCAATCTTGTAATCCTTCGCCCACTTCGAATTGTAGAGGAAGGACCCGACATTGCTGTCGGGCTCGTTTGCTGGATCGATGTCGCCCTTGGTGATCTTCACGCAGGGCACGCCGGCATAGTCGAAGCCAATGAGCGTCTGGGTCATGATTTGAAGATCAATCGTCCGTTATTCAGGTCAAAATCGACCTTGTTGTTCTGCGAAAGCAGGCGCCCGGACCGCACCAGGCCGATATTCGCGATCTGAAGCTTGAGTTCCCCGCCCTCGAACACGAGCGGCAGGAAGTTGCTGTTGAGGTCGCCGGGGTTGAGCACAACGAACCGGTCAGCCATGACAGCGAACTCCGACTGGATCACCCCGCCGGCGTCGATGATCTGGAGATAGAAGCCGGAATCGTTCCAGGCGTCGCCTTCCGACACACGCAGCTGCACCGAGAAGCGCGCTAGCGCGCCGGCCTGGTCGGCGGCAGCCGTGAAGCGAATGCGACCCTGCGCAAAGCGGTCATCGACAGCCACCGTGACATCGGTGATCTGCTCGGCCAGCGCCTCAAGTTCTCCCGCGACGACGACAATCTGTTCGTCAACTGCCGCACGGTTTCGGCCGACTTCGACCGCCAGGCGCCGGCGCGCGCTTTCCGATATCGCGCCGTGAAGCTGCTGATCGGTCAGGATCTGCTCAAGTAGCGACCGGGTGTCGTCAAGGCCCTTCTGGAGATCCTTGAACCGGTCGACGACATCTTTCTTCAGGTTGGAAAGGCCAACCTCAAGATCGGCATTACCGCCGTCGATCGAGGTAACGTCGATCCAGTCGACGAAACCGGGCGCCGGACGGCCATCGACAATCACCCGGTAGCGGAATTCGTATTCCGTCAGGCTTAGGATACCTTCCTGAATGAATGCGATAAGCGAATCCGCCTGAACCGTGCGGGTGAAGATGTTCGTCGGCTCGGTCTTGATACGCCACTGGAATTCAATGGCCGTGACGGTCGGGTCCGCGATCGTCGACCAAGATATGCGAAACGCGGCATAGCTACGGCCGTCCGCGCCGATGGCCTTCACCGGAATGACGGCATAGTCCGGCAGCTCGTTGGCATATTCCGGCTCGCCGGGCGGAAACGGGATCTCGGGCGGCAGGACACCAACGCTGTCATAGATCGCACCATTGCGCTCGACGAGCGAGAGGACGACATTGCGCGGGCCGTCACTGGTCAGCGCCTTGATGGAGCGGTTGGCGACCATGTAAACGCGGTCGCCGTAGCGCGCGGAGTTCCAGCGGATCCAGTCGCCGGCCTTGATCGTCTGGAAGCGCGGTCGCACGACGATCTCAGCCGTGGCCTCATACCGGTTCTCCTTGTAGTAGATCGCCGCCAGCTGGTTGGCCTGCGCCTTATAGGGAACCGTCGTGAAATTGAGGTTGAAATCCCGCGTGCGCCGATCGAGCCCGACCTGAGAGGCATTCGTCTGCGTGTCGTAGCCGACCGGCGACCACATATTCGCCGGTTCGGGATAGGTGCCCTGTACCGAGTTCACGATATCGGCCTGCGACTTGTACTTTTGGAAGCGAACCGGCTCGGTGCTGATCAGATCTTCGTCGGTGATTGTCTCGACAATCGGCTGATCCGTTCCGATGAGCGGCCAGGAACCGTCAACGCTATCGACGACAATGCCGCCGCAGGACTGCATGACGGCGTCGATGTTATCGCCGTGCTCAAGGTCGGCGTCGAAGATGATCGAGCAGCGGCTACGCTTTCCATAGGCCGCGGTCTCATCGCAGATGTTGGCGGCGATGGCATAGCGATCAACAGGCAGATCAACCGGCGACATGCCCATGCCAAGGAACATGTCGCCGTTGACCGAGAAGCCCCGGCGATAGTTGTAATCCATGACAACGGGGTTCTCGGTCCACTCATAGGTCGAGTAATCGCCCCAGCGATGCGGACCGACGCCGCCGGCTGTGGAATCCTTGCGGAAATCGTAGAGCCGCGCACCGCGGATCTCAAAGAAGAATTGCGGCGGCTGAGCAAGGCGCTCCTGGTCGTAGGTCAGATAGGCCACGATGTAGCAGACGCCTGTTCCGACGTGGTTCGCGGTCCAGCGTCCGGACGGGTTTGCGCCATTGATCAGTCTGCTGTCGGCGGCCGACTGCGTGCCGTCGTAGAAACGGAAGGCCATCAAGCCGGCATAATCGCCGCTGTTCACCGTGTAGTAGCCGTCGCCTTCATGGGTCAGGGACAGGCGCTTTCCGCCCGCCCAGATCCGCGAGAGCCCCATCGCACGGGAAATCGGAGAACGCGTAGACCTGCTGCAGGATCTTGTTCGCATCGCCGTAGGAGTTGGCATAGCAATCGTGGCCCGCGATCCCGACGAGGCCGCACGCCGCCTGGCGGGGGACATTCTCGCCGTACTGAATTTCGAACTGCACGCCGCCGGCCTGCTGTTCGGCTTTCTTGGCGCGATTCTTCTGGATCTTTGCGCTGATCAGCTGGAGGCCGATGCCAAGCACCAGCTTGCCGATGATGCCGAGGCCGCCAAAGAACGAGCCGATGGCGCCGATGACGGGAGCGAGAAAACCCATTATTCCACCCGGAATGCGGCGAGAACGGCGGTCGGCGGCAGGAACACGATTTCCTGCGTGCCGCGCGTCATGAAGCCGACGGCCGTAAAAACGCCGCCGGAAATCTCGCCATTATTGTCGTAGACGCCGATATCGCCGCGCTGGGCCATCAGCACGGGAATCTCGGCAAAGCGAGCCGCGAAGGCATCGCGAACGGTTTCAAAGCCGCGCTTGCGCAGCTGCTTGCCGGCGCCGGCCGGCGTCTTGTAGCGGCGGGCGGCCGCGCCATGCATCGTCTTGCCCGTCACGGCCTCAACCGCGTCGTCGGCGATGATGTAGCAGTCGGAAAGACCGTACTGCGCAGGCAATGCCTGATGGGCCGCCACAACTTTGTTGAGGCGGTTCAACCAGTCTGGATGTCGCATGATTCCTACCTGAACAATCCGAGGAAGCCGCTCTTGACCGAGCCGGCCCACTGCCCGCGATTTGGCGAGGGCTGCGCACCGGATGGCCCGGCACGGCCCCAGATCAGTTCCAGCCGGCCCGCCGTTGCCGCATGTTCGAAGAACCTGTCGCCGGGATCGCGGCGCTTCTGGTCAGAGATGGACCGATACCGGCCGTTCTTCCGGCTATAGTCGAGCTGCCGGCCCTCGCAGGCCGCCTCGATATAGGCGCCGCCATCCGGCCCGAAATGATGCTGGATCGTGTCGACGTAGCCGCGCGCGACAGTCTCGACCTGCAACAGCGCGCCGGTATCGGGATGGAAGTGCGCATCCATGACGCGCACCGGCCGGTCGCGATAATCCTCGTTCTCGATCTCGGTCAGCATCTCCGGCGTGAGGCCGAAGTCTCTGCTTTCCGCCAGGCGCAGCGTGAAATTGCCGTCGGCCGAGGTGCCGAGCCCACCGCCGAGGTCCGAAACCTCGATCAGGCCGAACGGTTGATAGGTCAGGCCGGCATGGGTGAGGGCATCCTTATCGGCGATGAAGCCATAGGTGCCCGTGCCGAAGTCCAGCCGGATCATCTGGCGCGTGGAAATCCGCCCGGCGTCGTATAGGTCTTTGACGTCATTCGAGAGCATCAGGCACTCTCCACCAGCTTGAAGGAGACGGTATAGAATCGCCCGTTGCGTGGCGCCTGAAAGCTGTCGGGCACGGGGCGCATGAGAATGGCCGGCTTGGCGAAACGCACCACGGCTCCGGCCTGCGCGACTGTGGCGAACGGCGGCGGCTCGACGGTGATGGTGCGTGTCGTACCGGAGCCCGAGGCTTCCGTGACCCGCCCGACGTAGTAGCGGCCTGATCGCTCAAGGCCGATACGATCGCCCGGCGACAGCACCAGGCCGGCGTCGACACTGTTCACCGAAAGGACATTGCCATCAGCAACGCTCACGAGACTGCCCGGATCGTCGGCCGGATCGTGATCCTGCCAATGCGCTTTCGGATAGCAAACTTGGGGATGCCGAAAGAGCACCGATCGCAGGCCGCCACGCAGGGACATCCACCACGCCTCAAGCTCGGCGAACTGTGACAGGAGCAACGGCCGGGTCGTAAGACTGGCCTCCCAGACCGCCGGAGCGACCTGAGTGTAGTTGATCAGGCCGCCGGCAGCCGGCGAGGCTGAAACACCTTCGCTGAGCATCACATCGGCTGTGGCGTAACCGACATCGGGCAACTCGCGCGGAAAAGTGATCGGCATGCCTACAATCCCCTACGCTTCTGCGCGTCCTGCACGGTCTTAACGATCGTGCCGGGGAGTTCCTGCTGGAGCGCGGCGAGCCGGCGCTCGACGCGGGCCAACCCCGCCGCATCGGCTCCGGTAGCGTCGATGCGAATGTTGATTGGCGCACTTACAGTTTGTCCTTCGCCGTAACCCACGAGGCGGGGTGCTTGTAAGGTTCGGGCCGCGACCTTCGTGTGATCCGTGACGGTCTCTTGCGGGTGCAGCATCGCAAGAAAGCCGCCCTTGCCATCCATTCCACCTGCGCGGGCACCATTTCCAGTGTGGCCACCCCCATCAAACCCCGGAATGCCCTTCAGGAAGTTCCCGAGTGTCGTGTTGGCCTGGAACCCACCACCGCCGCCGCCAAAGAGACCGAGGATACCGCTGAGAATTCCACCGCCGCCCCCACCCATGGAACCGGCGCGGTTAACCTCGAAGATGGCATTCACAACGTCGTCGAGAAGTTTGTCGGTGATCTTGTCGAGGACATTGCCGGCAACCTGGCCAAGCTCTTCCCATTCAAGCTTCCCATCCGCCAAAGCAGATTTGAGGTCGCCAAGCGCGCCACGCATCAGGTCTTTCTGGAAAGCCAGATTGTTCTGCGCTTTTCGCAGTTCGTCAGCCTGGCGGGCGTAGGCGGCCGACGTTTCGTCGATCTGCCGGATCTGCTCCGGAGTAAGCTGCGCGTTGCGCCAGTCCTGATCACCCTTCTTGCGCGCCTCTTCGCGAACATCCCTGAGCGCCTTCTGCTCCAGGTCGAAGGCGGTCCTGCGCTTCTGCTGTGCCTCATAGGACAGGCCAAGCTGCGAGCACTCCTCAGCCAGAGCAACCGTGCGCTGCTTGATGGCCTCTATGTCCTCAAAGAACCGGTCGTCGGCCGTGCGCTTGGGTGCCCTAGCGCCGCCGGAACGACCTTTGTTCCACGTTCCGCCGGGATACATGCCGAGCTCGGATGGCCGCGGGTCGGGCGTGGGGCCGCTCTCCGGCAGAGGAAAGCTCTCGCCCTGGATACGACCATCGGCAGACTGGTCGCGCAGCTTTGCGCCGCGCCATGTCGTGGGATCCGTCATCCGAGCTTGGCCAGCCACGGTCGCCATCTTCTGCACGCTGCCAGCAGCACCAAGCGCAGCGGCCGAAACCTGATCGAACATGGAGGCGAAGTCGGCCAGTGCGGGAATGCCGGAACTCGCAATGGCGGCTGCGAGCGCGTCGGTGACACGCTTCACATCATCGGTGCTAACCTCACCCTTATCGGCCGCTACGGCGAACTGGTTGAAGGCATCTTGCAAGGCCATGACGGAACTTGCATCTTCGCCGGCTGCCTGGAGATCCTGCACGAGCGCGCCGATGGACCCGCGAGCATCTTCAATCGAGGCGCGGACGGCCGCAAGGGTCTTCTCATTATAGTCCGCAACGCCTTGATCAAGCAGGGCCGCGTCCTGCGCTCGCTGAAGTTCGTCGGCATATTCCTTCAGCGCTGGTATCGCCTCGCCCCAACGCTGGGCGACTTGCTGGATAAGCTGAGCCTGCTTCTGAAGAGCTTCCGCCGAGTCCTCGGTGCTGCTGAAAACGTCGAGGCCGTATTGTAGGACGGCTGCACTGGCCGCGATGACGCCGATCGTGACCAGCGACACCGGATTGACCAACTGCATGAACGCAGATGATACCGCCGGCCCGATGGCCGAACCGCTGGACCTGATATCGTTGAAGACCTGCGCAACCTGCGGACCCTGCTGCAAAGCGACGGTATACCAGGGCATGAAGCCGGCCGTGGCGACGATATCGAAACCCTGCGCAGCGAGGTTTGAGGTGTTGAAAGCTCCGCGTCCGCCACGCTGGTTCGTAGTGTCCGACAGCGCAGCATTTCTCTGCTTGATCGCGGCGATGGAGGAGAGCGCGGCCTGACGCTCGCGCTGGATTGCCGCGGCCATTTCGTCCGCGGATATCGCGCCAAGACGGTGGGCAGCGTGTATCTCGCCGATTGCCGACTTGTAGCTGGTGATTGTCGCGAACATAGGATTGAAGCGTGCGCGAAGGCGCTCCAACTCCTTTCCCTGCTCGGCAAGCGCTCCCGTCCATTCCTTGGTCGCCGCCGTCTGGATTCCGACCATCTTGTTGATGCGGTCCTGCACAGCGGCCGGCATTGCCCGGTCGATTCCCTTGCCAACGGCAGCGAACTGACGCTCGATTTGGCCTCCCCACTTCGCAATGTCACCATCGAGCTTGCGAATGGAACGCTGTACCGATGACAAATCGGTGCTGACGCCAATTACAAGATCGTCCGTCTTATCGGCCATGGGTTTTCCTGATAGCAACTAATCCACGGCACGTTGTGCCTCGGGCTTGGGAGGTCTCTAATGAGGCGATTTCTGTATTCGCTTTGCGTCAGCGTTCTCGCGTCTACGAATGTCCTGGCATCGGAAAGTGCGCAGTCTGTCCAACAGGTGGAGACGTTAGCTAGATCGTTCTGCGGCCAAGCAGCTCCCTGGCAAGGAAAAATGGAAGAATGCGTAGGCGCGCAACTGGCCGCCGCCACTGCGACAGCTCTCTATATGACCCAGAACCCAGGTATACCGGCAACGAAAATGGAAGCCTGCATGATCGAGGTGGCGGAAGCAAACGCTGGTCTGATCGATTTTGTATCAGCTCTGTCGTGCGTTAAACAGTAGCTTATCCATACCGCGCCAGTAGCGCTTGCATGTCGTCGTCAGAGGGTGCGGCGATCTTCTTTGTCCCGCCGTTGGCTTGGTTATGGCCCTCAATCGCACGGAAGTACTCCGTCAGCGTCGATGACCAGAAGACCTCCGGCGTCCATTTGAGGAAGCCGAAAGCGCCGCGCATCCATTCATTCCATGGAAAGGGCGCCGCTAGCTCGTCGTCGCCTCCGCGGCTGCTCCGTTTCCCTCGTCACCCTCGAAATGATGCGCCAGGGCCTTGGCAAACGCTTCCGCGCAAGCCGGGAAATCCTTCAACTTGAGTACGTCGACCGCCTTTTCGGCGTCACCTCGGATGCTGAGGAGCGAGATTGCCGCCATCGTCGCCGCGACCTCAGTACCGGAAAGGCGAAGGAATAAATCCTGAAGCGACAGGCACCCCAGCCGCGTGGAAACGGCCGAGAGACCTTTCATGCTTGCGGCGATCACGACGGGGACCTTTCCGACTCGCAAACCGACCTCGCCGCGAGCCTCATTCACTTCAAGCGGGAAAGGCCTGTTGTCGCCCATCGCTTAGGCCTCCGCCGTGAATTCGAGCGGGCCGGCCGCGACGAACGTTGCGCTGAAGTCCATATTGCCTTCCTGCTCGCCGCTGACCTCGAACTCGCTGACCATCCAAGGGCCTTCGAATTCGCCAAGACCTGGAACCGAAACCTGCGCGTTGAACTTGGTCGCGTCCACGACATGCTGCATGAAGGCCGTTGTATTCACGCTCTTGAAGAACTTGCCGGAGCCGGTGAACGTCCGGTTCTTGATGCCGGGCTCGACCGTGCGCTGAGGCGTTTCCTCCGGATTTTCGCAGTTCGGGATGGTGGTATCCACCTCGTTGGCAGACATGTTGAAGCTGCGCGTCTGGATGCCGCAGAGGGCGCTGAACACTTCCGGGGTTGCAGCATTGCCGATCTTGATGAGCAGCAGGCGGCCGATTTGCTGTGCCATGATAACTCCTTGCGTCGCGCGGACGCCTGTTTTGAGGTTGATGGGTGATCGGCGTCGCGGAGCGCTAAAGCCGTTCGGTAAAGGCCACGAACTGGATAACTGCGTGGCTGGTCAGTCCATCGCGATCACGCATCACGCGGGTGAGACGGTGGACGATGGATATGAGGCGGTTCGTCGGCAGGACCATCGGATGCTGGTGAAGGGCGACGACGACGGCGTCCGCGACCTGTTTCACCTCCTTGAAACCACCAGCATCAGTCGACCACGCATGAAGCGTCAGCCGGACTTCCTGACCATCAACGCATTCGGCATCGGAGCGCAGGCAGTACGCCTCACCGATATCTACGTAGGGCTCGACCGCGTCAGCCGGCGGCCGGTCATAGACCTTCTGGCCCACAAGCGCTGTCAACGGCGCGAAAGCCCGAAGTCGAACAACGACGGCTCCCTGAAGCTCCAGATCCGGCGACGCCATTATCGTTTCCTCATGGCTTCACGAACCGCTCGATTGATTGCGGCGCTGACGCGCTTCTTCGCGGCGGGCTTGAAGCTGTTCCACGTCGGGAAGATGTGCGGTTGTGCCGGCGTTCCGGGATGCGTGGTGCCCGCGAACTTGCCCTTGTTGATGTGCGCCTTCGTTCCGAATTCGAGGAAGCGCCATATCCAGGGGGCATAGACGGCCGTGGCATCCGGGTCTTTCGACGTTCGCCCGATTAGCGGCGCCAGGTGCGGGTTGTCCGCCTGTCGCTCGCCCTTGATCTCCGTCATATACTCGCCGGTATCATGGGGGGCATCGGCGCTGATCAGGTTGGCGGCTTCCTTGACGACTTCAAGCTTGGCCTCCGCCGCGTATTTCTCCGCATTCGGGGCCAGTTCGTTCAGCCGGCGCATCAAGGCTTGCCGCCCCATCACCTTCGCCTTCAAGGCCATCTAGGCGCCCTCACCTTCTGGATCGATCTCCGGCAGCTCGACGGGCTCGGCGTCTCGGCTTGCCTTCCGCAGCCTCACTGCCTTGCCGGCGTCGATGGCGAGTTTTGCCGCAGCGCGCGGCACGTTGTAATTGCCGGACTGGTAGACGATCGTCGTGCCGGTGTTCGGCTTCCAGTCCCACCGCTCGGTTATCTTGATCCACGCCATCAGGTCGCAACTCCGGATTCCACGGTGAACTCGAGATACTGCCTGTCATCCGTCGGAACGGGGCCGGAGCGCACGTTGTAGACCGTGCCGGACCTCGCATCCCGCATGCGCCAGGACGTCTTGACGGCCCGCATCTGCGAATTGTCATAGACCGTAACGACGACCGGCTGCTTCCCGGCGAGACGCGAGGCCTGCACCGTCTCGCCGCCCCGCAGGAAGCGGAACGACGCATCGGTCGTGACGGGGTTGACCCATCCCTCTTCGGTTCCGCCATAGCCATTATCTACCTTGCCCGGCTCTTCGAACACGACGAGGTAATCCATCTTTCCCGGGTCAATCATGCAAACGCGAAGCTCCTGTGCATGGCGACCATGGCCTTGACGCCCATCGGAATACTGCCGGTCATGTCGGCGGTGACATCCGCGCGGTGCAGATAGAAGCTGGCGACCAGCATCAAGCACGCCTGCACCAATTTTGGCGGAACGTTGCCGGCACCGAGGCCGGCCTTGAACACGACCGTCGCCTCCGAGATTGCCGGTACATTGTCGATGTAAAGCGCGCCGTCGCGGATCTCATAGTCCGTCACCGTTCCGGGCACGCCGACCGGGTCCAGATAGGTGACAGACTGGATATCGACATTCGGATACCCCTTGAAGTTCAGGAAGAATTTCGTGCCCTTCGCGGTGAACTCCGTTTCCAGAAACACCGTCTGACAAGCACGCTCGACCCAATCCACCGCGGCGCCTACGTAGTGCTGCAGTATCGCGTCGTCATCGGAATGACGGACGCGGCAATGCTGTTTGGCGAGGGCAAGCGATAGGACTTCGCCCACCGGTTCGCCGGATTGCTCAATCTTCATCTTGCCCTCGCTGGAGGCTTACGGGGTCTGCTCGGTCAGATCGCCATAGACGATACCCTCGGGGCGGAGGGTTTCGAGCTGGATGCGCTCCTCGATGAGCAGCGTCACCTTGTTTGCGATGAAGTTATCGCGGTCCTCGGTGGAGCGGCGGATCTCGATGCCCTTGCGCTGCCAGAGGATCGTGTTGCCGACGAAACCACCGACAAGGAACTTGCCTTGCGCGACGCCCTTGGTGCGGACGACGGGCAGACCCCAAGCAGTATTGCCAGCGAAAGCCGGGTGCAGGTAGCGGCCGTCGGCGTCCTTCGCCAGATCGAGCGCCGCGGCGTCGAGATGGTTCATGACGACGGCGGTGGCGACAAGGTCGGCTTCCGACACCTGCGCGATTGCAACGCGGATGTCATCCATGGCGTTTGCCGGCGTGATGCCGGGAACGATGGCCGGATCATAGACGGTGGAGTTGGCGATCAGGCCATCGACGTGGTTCGCGGTGCCGTCGCCATTGATGACCTCGCCTTCCTCCTTGAGCTGGAGGCCGTAGATGCCGCGCTGGTTGATATAGCCCTCCATGCCGTCCACATCGTCGAGGACTTCCTCGTTCACGCGGAACCAGTGCGCCATCTTGACCATCGGTGCGGTCTTTCCGGCGAAGGTGATGTCGGACTGTGGCTTGAGCGCGCCTGCGGCGACCGTCGCGGCGGCGTTAGTGTAACCGGTCTCCTGCAGGTATTCGATGACGGCCGCCGTCGTTGCGAGCGTCGGGATGACGTCGCGCAGGAACAGCGCCTGGTTGACAGGTTCGATAAGGCCCCGGTTCTGGCGACGGGCACCGGCCGGTAGCGTGACCGTGCCGAACGATGCGGACGTGATGTCCTTGATTTCGACCGTTTCACGGCTGCGCATCTTGGCACCGAAGTCCTTCGTCTCCGCGATGATGCGGCCGATCGACTTCGTTTCGTCACGGCGGGCGTTGAGCTTCTTGGTCAGGTCGGTGACCGTCTCGCCAAGCTCGGTCAGTTCCTTCCGGCTGTCCTCGACGCGGCCCTTGATATCGGTGATATCGTCGCCGGAGACCTGCTTCGTCTGAAGCTCGGCGAGCTTTTCCGACAGAGCCTTCTGTTCCTTGGTGACTTCCTTCAGCTTGTCGCCGATATCCTTCGACGCGGCTTCGAGCGCGGCCTTGATCTCAATATCCATCGTAAACTCCTGTGGTGATGGAAGGTTTAGTTGAAGCTGAACTTCTCTTTGATCAGCTTCGCGATCTCCGAGGCGGACGCGTCGCGCGGTCCATCGCCCAGAGCTTGTGGCGCAAGTGCCGCCTGGGCCTTGGCCAGCCATGCCGGGAAGCCTGCGTCACGCAAGGCACCTTCCACCGCACGTTTGAGGGGCGCGAAGTCGCCAGACGTCTTCGTCGCCATGATTACGTCGTTGATGCTCTTCACTGCATCGATGGTGGCGGCCTCCAGCATGGGGAAGGTCACCACCGAGATTTCGAACAGATCGACCTCGATCAGTTCGCGGTTGCCGCCGCGCGTTTCCGACTTGCGCGTCAGGTAGCCAATCGAGAGGCTATCGACGACGCCGGCCAGCATCATCTCATGCACTTCAAGGCCCTTGGCCGTCTTGAGAAGAAGCTTGCCCTCGACCCGCAGGCCGACGCTATCCTCGTCGACGACAGACCAGACGCCGATGGGCTGGTCAGGATCATGACCCCAGAGCATCTTGGGTCGTCGAACCGCTAGGCTGTTTTTGAACGCACCAGGCAAGGTGACGTCGCCGCCCAGGTCGACAAGATGGAACTTCGACGCATAGCCGGAGAACGTGCCATCCTCCTTGACCGACTGCTCCTCAAGCCGGGAGAACTTGGTTTCCAGGTCCATTTCCTGCCTCGCTTCGTTTGGGAAGATCATCAGCGCCCTTGATCGGGTTCATGCCCATCTTCGCGCGGATGTCGTTCTGGGTTTCCCAGGCCGTGTTGTTGCCGAGCGCCTTGGCGGCGTATTCCCCGATGGTCTTCATGTCACCGCGGTAATATTGCGTCTCGTCCAGGTTCACGTACTGACCCGGCTCCAGCATTGAGAAGGCGATGGCGTGCTCCCAGCGCCGCGCCCAGGGCTGCAGCGTAACCGTGACGTGATAGTCCATGGCGTCGCCGATGCGGGTCAGAGACTGTCCAGCTGCGTCGTGCGCGAGGAAGATCGGATGAATGCCATAGGCTCGGGCCACCTCCTCGATGAGGAAGCGGCGCGTCTCCAAGAGCTTCATGTCGGCCTGCGTTGGTACGATGCTCTTGTAGTTCGCGCCGCTGTCAAAGATCGGCGTGCCAGGAAGCTTATCCTTCAGCGCCGCCTCGACCGCCTTGGCCGCATCGTCACCGAGGGTCTGGTCTGTCGTGATATAGCCGCGAACCGCCTTCTGCTTTCCGTCGTCGGACTGGCGATCCTCGAGCGTCATCGCCAAGCCGAGAACCTTCCGAATTTCGGACGTGATATCCAGGCCCTCGATGTCATCCCATCGCGGATTTGAAATCTCGATGAAATCCTCTCGTGTCATCCCACTGACAGAGCCGATGCCGGGAATGGTCCCGGTGTAGGTTACCCGGGCCGTCTCGGGGTCTTTGACCGCGCGCACCTGTCCATCGACGATCGGAATCAGCCGCTTGATGCGCTTCCTATAGCCGCGGTCAATGTAGGCCCGGCCCACCCCATCGAATACGGCATGCAGCGTCAGGCATTCGACGAACTCGACCGGCGTCATATAGTCGTTCGGCCGTTGCCCAAGGCGCTCCGCCAGTTCGCCTTCTATAACCGGACGCCTGATCATGCGGCCCATGTCGTCATAGGACTTCACGCCGGTAATGATCGGCATCGCGGCAACGCCCTCGGCAATCCGTAGGCCAGCCGCGAGCGAAGCCGTCACCTTCAGGTGCCTTTCGGTCGCGATGATCTCGCGCTCGACGACATACTCCTGATAGAACCGGTTACCATTGAGGTCGTAATCTTTTTTGCGGAAGAGAGACGGCAACTTCATGCGACGCGCACCCCGCGCGACATGTAGCTGCCCTTGGTTTTCTTGTCGGACTTCGACGCGCCCACGGCCATGGCTTTCGACACCATGCCGTCGATGCGTCCGCGGGAGCGGCTTTTGTCGAACATCTGATTTCCAATCCCGTCGGCCTTCAGAACCACGTTCGAAGCGCAGACGTCCGTGAGCTTGTTGTCGTCGATCAGGATTTCGCCCTTCAGGATCTTGTCCGTCATGCGGCTGATCGAGTGTGGCATGCAGAGCTGCCGATCCTCGAAGGCGATCTTGGTGCCCTGGGCGTGGGTGACGATCTTCAGGCCGGAGCCCGCTTTTTCCTTGGGCCCCATGTACCGCCAGACCGGAAGCGAAATGTCCTCGCATGCCGTGATGAAGGACGAGACGTAGGCCGGATCGACCGTCAGACTGTCGACCATGTGGTCGGCCTTTAGCTTTGCGACCTGCCCTGCGATGAATGTGTAATCGATCGTCTCGCTTTCGCAGATCGTCAGATATTTGTCGGCCTCGTATGCCGCGTAGGGAATGCGATCCTCCGCTTCGCGCCGAGCCAGGCCTTTCCTTGTCGTCCAGTACCAAGTCTTGGTGGTGAGCGTGTCATCTTCTGCCCGCCAGCAGGCCGAAAGCGCGGTCAAATCGTTCTTCTGCGACAAATCCAGTGCAAGAAAGCACGGAGTTTTGCGGTAATTCTTCTCATCCACCGGCCCAAGGCAGGCCCGCCAAGCCTGTTCATCCGGCAGCCAGAATCCGGATGAACCGACCGGCTTACCGAAATACAGCCGCTCGGTCGCCAGCCTTTCGGATGCGATGTGCTTCGCCGTCTCAACACGGCGCCTTACGTTGTCGATCGGATAGGTGATCCCGAGTGCTGGCAGAGCCTTTATCCAGCATGTTTCGTCGTTGAATGGGTCGTCGGTCTCGTCGACGCGCGCGATATACGAGAATGCGCTGTCATCGTTGATCACGCCCTCCGCCACCCGCTGGTAGAACTGCGAAAGGTCTGTTGCTACTACCTGATCCACCGCCGGCGTGTTGGTGCCGAGCACCATCAACGGGTCACCAGGCATCTTATCGATCGCGGCCTTCCACAACTGGATGGCCTTGTCCGTCTTCATCTCGTGGATTTCGTCGCCAAAAACCGCAATCGGTTTCGGACCTGAAATCGTGTCGCCGGAGGCCATCGGCAGAAACTTCGCCTCCATCGCCGGGACTTCGATCTTCCAGGCATTGTCGCCGACGCCGCGAATAATCACCGTTCGTCGGCTCTCAAGGGTGTCCCCATCCTTGCCCGGTATCTCGGCGCGGCACAGCGCGACAGCGTCTGAAAACAGAACCTTCGCCTGATCCAAGTCGTTGGCGATTGCGTAAGCCTCGGCGCGCTTCACACCGCAAAAGCCGATCATGTAGAGGCCGATCGCGCCCATGAGCGGAGATTTGGCTTGCCCCTTTCCTGTCTCGATCCACGCATGCCGGAAGCGGCGCGTGCCGGACGCATCGCGCCACCCGAAGAGCGAGCCGACGACGAACATCATCCAGTCCAACAAATGGAACGGCTGCCCCACCTTTTCGCCGGCCGTGACCGTGAACATCGCGGGGAAGAACCGGAGTGCCCTGCCCGCCTGGTCAACGTCGAAGCGGAGCCCGCGCTTGTGACCATTCTTCAGGTCGTCGAGGTGGCGCTTGCATGCGGCACGGACGAACCGGCCGGCGACGATCTCGCCCTGGACGACCTTACTGGCGTAGGCGGTTGTCGGGTCCAAGGAACTCGTCGGCGGCAGTGGAGCCGGCGGCGGGCTTTTTCGCGCTCGCTTTGACTGCTGCTTCACCGAACATCGCCTTTTCCAATTTCAGCATCCGCTCGTTCAGCTTCTCGCAGGCGCTCCAGCGGTAATTGAAATACTCGCCGCCCTCTTCGCCCTTCAGGACCGGACCTTGCTCAAAAGCGGTCGGATAGAGATTTTCGAACTCGACTTTGGCTCGGACATACCGGTCTGCGCGTGCCAGGTTGGCGAGTGTTGCGGCCTCGGCTTCTTTCAGCGCTGCGACGGTCTCTTTCCAGAGCGCCTTCGCCAGTTCGGCGGCACCCTCGTCATCGCGAAAGACGCGCCCGTAGGCGGGTTGAACTACCTTGACCACCCTACCCCCCTTCCCGGACTGCTTTCAGTGCAAATGAAGGGGGGACGCGGATGCGGAGAAATCGACCCCTCTTTAAAAGTCGAGGGGGGTGCCTGATGTTTCACGGGCACTGTTTCACGCCTCGACCGTCTTTGCCTTTCGCCGTGTCTTTGCTTTGGGCTTCTCGACGAGCTTGGCTTCGGCCTCCGGGTGTTCGCTGGCCTCCGCTCCCTCTACGTTGATGCCCTTTGCTCGCGCGATAGACGCGCCGCGGGTGATGGCGTTGGCAAGCTCATGGTCGACGAGGATGGCGTCGGTATCTTCGCCCTTAAGCTTGGCCTCGATAGCACCGGCATAGACGAGCGCCTTGGGCTGCGGTGCCATGGTGCGCCAGTAAGCCAGCGCCAGTTCAAGCTCGTCGTTCATAAAGCGCTCCTGTTCCAGGGGTGGTTGGGATCGATCGGCCGACCGTCCTCGTCGTGCCCTGGCACATAGCCGCGGTTCGTGTGTCGCTGGATAGGGCCATCGTGGCATTCATTGCAGACGGCCATGATGTTCTCTGGATCGAGGAAGAGGTCAAGGTCGCCCTTGTGGTCCCGCCTGTGGTGAGCAACTGGAGCGTTTGGCTCTTTGCCCTTCCCTATCAGCATCTTGCCGCAGCCGTGCCACTGGCAGGTGTAGTTGTCGCGGAGGAAGATCCTCTTCCGGAGCGGTTGCCAGGCGGGATGCTTGTAGAGCGCCTGGTGCTCCGGCCTGTAGCGCTTAGGCGCCAACCAGGTTCTCGACTTCAAACCAGCGATCGTTGATGCGGACCAGTGCCTTGCCGTCGGGCTGTACGCTCTCGGCGTCAACGGTGCCAGTAATACCGATGGCTGGGCAACGAAGGTTCATTCCAATCATGTCTTGCTCCTGTTGCATTTAATCGACGCGTGCGCGAACACCCCGCGCTTCGCATCCCGAGGACTACCGACCCGGCTTCAAGTCTATGCTGTGGTGTTTCTGCCTGTGGAAAAGTCTGACATCGGGTGTTTCTGGCCGTTTCTGCCGGAAACGCTTGACCGAAAGTTCGCCGTGTATTGCCATCTCCTTCTCAACCAAAGCCAATACCGCGAACTTGTCAGCGGCCTAGGCAAACTTCTGGAAGGAACTCTGATTGACACAAGAGCAATTCGAAATGGAGGCGCGGCTGAGTGCCATTGAGTACATGATCCAGCACGTGCTTGTGGTCCAGTACCGCGCTATTGGCATAACCAGTGCCGCTCTCGACCTGCATGAACAGCTAGCCAAAGAGCAGGTTGCTGCGTTCACGATCCCGGGAACCGATCCAGCGAAAGCTGACTACTTCACGGACGAGATGGGAAAGAACATTCTCGGCATGCTTAAAAGCGCCAGAGAGATGTACGGTCAATGAGAAGCCGGACCTAAGCCCGGCTCTCGTTTCGGGTGGCATCTTCGCGCGTCTTTCGTTGATCGATATGACGCGATATAGCATCGTCACATGACCCGATATTACAAAGCATGGCTGTTCATGATCTGGACCGTCACTCTTATTCTCACGTCACCGGATTGGACCGCTGGCGTAGCCAGGCTGTTTGGAATGAGCAGTTCAGCTGTTGGTACAGCGGTCTTTGCTGGACACGCCCTCTTTCTTGTGTTCGTGCTTGCTTGCCCGAAATGCGGTTTGTCGCTTTTCAAGAGCGACAGTGGGGTATTCCTTTACGTCTACCATCCTTGGCCCAACAAGCAATGCTCACGCTGCGGGCAGGACCATTCGTCTTTGGATAGATAAACACCGCTACCCGATGAAGGCGAGGCGAGGTGCCGGCATCACATCAATCACTCCGGCTCTGCGGCATAGTGACGGGTTACCGTATCCGCATGATTGTCGGCTATGCCGGATGGGTCGACTGGTCTGAAGACTTCAAATGACCTTATTTGTTTTCTTGTGAACGCTTCGATATGCGCGCAGGATGATTCCTTCGGCAGCCAATGTTCCGGGCGCTGCCATGTGAGGGTTTGCTACCCTGGCCCCAAACGAGAGGAGGACGATATGTCTTCCCGAGTTCTGTCAAATCGAAACTTTATCCCAATCACGATCTCTCATGTCGTGCTCTCGGCAAGCATTCTCACAGTCATGTTCGTTCTCACGGAGGGGTGGCTATGGTAGTCCTCGGGCTCACCGGCGTGAGGAAGACTTCGATCCCCCCGAGGACAGTCCTTCAGCAGATCCTCCGGGACGCGAACTATGAAAGCGAAATCCTGGTTGGGGGTATCGGCCCCCAGCACGAGGAAGCGCGAAACGTGATCCGGCTCATCAAGGCCGCGACAATCGGCGCCGACAAATACCCGCTTTCCCTAAACTCGATAGAACGGAACCGCCGCGCCGGGGTCGATAATTGGGAGAATGAGGGCGGCTCAGTGGAAGAATAAGCGCGGTGTCCACCCGCCTGCCAGCCGCAGTCATCCTTGCCGTTCAGTAGGCGTCATAGGGAGCTGTTGCCTTGGTCAAAGTTGGCACGCGGGGCTTACCCCGCTTCAGATACGCCGCTTAATCGTTCCGTAACCGAGTAGGATATTCGCAATGGTAGAGAGAACAACAGAATCCGAAATTGCGTTCATGCATCCGTTTACACTGAATGCTCTCGTGGGGCCACAGCCCGCGGGAACCTATCGTCTTATTGTCGACGACGAGCTGATTGAAGGGTTGAGCTTCACCGCCTACAAGCGCGTGGCCACCCACCTTGAGATCCCAGCGATATCGATAGCGACGGGGAAGCGCCAGTTCCTGCAAGTCACACAGAGCGACATCGACCATGCTCTCGAACTTGATTCGAGAACGTAATTGCTGACCGACAGAATCCGTTTGTCGGAGCAAGCACGCCGACCTGTGAAGCAGGATTTCGGCGAACTCAATTCACCGGGTAGCAGAATAGGTGTACGACGCCTCATCATCAGCTCCCACCTGGCACGCTGAGAGAGAGAGACTCATACCGCGCTCCCGTCGCAAGGAGTGCAAACTATGCCAAGATATTTCTTTCACGTATTGGATGGGCGCGCAGCGATGGACGTTGACGGCCTTTTCCTCGCCAATGAAACCGAAGCTCGAGCCGAAGCGCTTCGCGGCGCCGGTGAAATGCTGACGGATGAGAATATGAACCTGTGGCTGGGTAACGAATGGCTGATGGCCGTCACAGATGAGGCAGGGTACGTTTTGTTGAAACTGAAATTCTCAGCGGAATCTCTGAACCAGCCCCAGGCTACGTTCTCTTAATACGGGCTGGCGCTACAGTTCTCCACCTTCGGAGTAATCGACGTAGATAAAGCCGACCGGTTTTCCAACCCTATCGGTTACCTCGTGGTGCCCGTCATCGAACTCTCCCTTTTCAACCCGGTCAGCCAGCGCCCGCAGAACGTCAGCAGCCCACTTGTTGTTCACCGCGACCGTCGGGCCGGTGAATTGCAGTTGCACATCGCACGCCATATATTGAGTCAGTTCGCCGCCGCCGCTCATCTCTTCCATCCCCCGGTTGGTGCGAAAAGGGTATAGAAGGCAGACCACCGATTACGAGGCAAGGCACTTTCAGCTGAAATTTTGGTAAAGCTGCGCAATACGCTGGACGCGATTTCCAGCATTGGCCCGGCGAGTGTTCCCTATGTCAAAGGTCCGGCGGCAGCCATTCGCGTGATTTGTCGAAGCTACCATCGATCAGGAATATATTCAATGCCCTAGCTCGCTTTTGGGAATTTATCCCCAACCGTGACGTCGAGAGGATCTAACGTCGCAAGCGTCGCGCGGCCAAAAAGATCGACCAGCATCTCGACCATGCCCTGATGAGTAACGTTCTCGACGACGCCAGAGAGCCCAGCGAGCGGCCCTGAAGAAACATATCCCGTGATACCCTTAGCGAACTGCATCGCAACCGTCAGCCGGCGTGTCCTTCCCTCCTCCTCCCGATAAATCCGCGCCGCGCGCGTGTCGTCAAACTGCTGGTCGATCTCGGCCAAGTAGATGGCTTCCACAACTTGGCTCGGTATGCTGATCGGGCAACCGTCGGCACCGCCTCTGCGCTTACCCACGTATCCGCCGCTGCTCAACACGCCCTCAACCCCAAAGCAGTTGAGAGCGCCGTGAAGTGAGCGGCCAGCGCCGAGAAAAAGATATCCCGGCATCAACACTCGCTCTTTGGTCGCATAGGTATGCGTTCGCTTGTTCTTCCGCTCGACACGCATCGTCGGCAGGTACACGTCGTACCCTTCCGCCTGAAGCTTGTCCGCGACGCGCCATTCCATCAGCGGCGCGGTGCGTGCAACATACCAGACTAACTCATGGTTGATGCCCGACCTCATTAAGCGGCGCCCTCCGGGCCGTCATCGTTGATATAGCAGAGCTCCCCCTCAAACATGATGAGGCGGCGAGCCTGTACCTGGTCGGGTGTCCTGACTCTGAGAGACGGAAAAGCGTCCTTCAGGGGCCGGCCTGCCCAGTACGGCCCCTCAGCCGGCGGCGCAGGCGGATTTTTGCCGATAAACTTCACGACGTTGCTCATGCGATGCTCCTTGCCCAACGTTGCTTTATGATGTGACGGCGTTCCAGGGTGAGCTTGACCCATGCCGGCCGCCAACTGGTGACGGTTCGATTGACGCGCTCTGGCGGGTCGACGCAGAACCAATCTCCGGATGCGTCGAGGAAGAAATGCCGGCGCTGCTCTGCGTCGAAGCTACCAACCAGGTCCGAGAACAGCAGCTCACAGATCGTGCCGTCGACTTTCGCCTCGACCATCGGCCGCCATTTATTGACGCGGTCGTAAGCCTCCCGGGCTTTGCGCTCAGCTATCGTCACTGGCGCCCCCATCGAGCACAGCGGCGCCGGCGATGCTTTCGCGCGTGGTCATCGTGAAATCTCCATCTCCGTCCAGTTGGCACCGTCGCTCGGCTCAAGGAGGTGTTGAGGAACGAGGCACCCGCGATCACCAGGGCGTGGGCCCCAATCGGATGCCCATTTGCTTTCCTTCCGGCCGTAGCGGACGCGTTTGGCCCACTGCGCGTCGCCGACCGGCGCGGAGAGCTCGGCCTGTCCGGCGGCGAAACCCTCAAACCGGCGCTCGTTGATAAACGTCGTGGCGTGCATGGTCGGATGATCGGCTTTCGAGGAAAGGAATGCCTTGTAGGCCGGCACTGCCTGAGCGCATGCGAGTCGATCGGCCGGGGTCAGCTTCTTCCAGCAGGCCAGCGCTTTCGATTTCGACATATTCGGCGTTCGAGGGTAGGACAGCCAGAAGGCTTCGAAGTCGGCCGGATAGGTTTTCGGGGAAGCCTGTTTCGGGCTCTCGTCCGAACTCGTTTCGGACAAAGAATCTTTCTTATCTGCCTCTGTCTCTGTCTCTGGTCTAGCATCCGCTTGCACACCGCTAGCAGGCGCTTGCGGCGTGCTAGCAGATGCTTGCAGAATTTCCAGAAAACCACATGATATCAATGGTTCAAGTTTTGGCAGCCTATCGAGGTATGCAACGCGCTTTAGGTACGCCGGATTGTTCGGCACCTCGCCGTTGTTCCGCGATGCGATCAGCATGCACACGACTGCTAGCAACTTGCTAGCATCGTCTAGCGTAACCCAATCCTCGCTAGCGAGCAGGGCAAAGTGCAGCTTGATCCACGGCGGATTGCGGTCCTTGTAATGCTGGAATTGCTCCCAGTTTTTGACCCTGAGATTTTTAGGGACCATCAGAGCCTCACCGCGTTTCTGACGGCCGAGCAAGCGACATCGACGAACAGGTCAATGGTTTTGACCGCGCCGTTCCTCTGCTTGGCGATGATGAATTCGAGGCTGTTATGGCAGTCCGCCAGCCGCTCGATACGGTCGGCTTCCTCGTCCGAGTTTTTGCCGCGCTCCTTCTCAAGGTAGTAGCTTTCGCGATACAGGAACGCGACCGTATCGGCATCTTGTTCGATCGAACCCGATTCCCGAAGGTCCGAAAGCGTCGGGCGCTTGTTTTCTCTGCTCTCGACGCCGCGGCTCAGTTGCGAAAGCGCCAGGACGGCAAGCCCCTCCTCTCGGCCGAAGTTCCGCAAGCCGGCGGAAAGCTCCGTCACCTCCTGCACGCGGTTTCCAGCGTAGCGCCCGGATGCGGCAAGCAGTTGCAGGTAATCGACGACGAGAAGGTCGAGCGACTGGCCCTGGCGCGCCATGTCTTCGCGGATACGATCGACCTTGACGCGTAGATCCGCAAGCGTGAGGCCTGATTGCTCCTCGATCCAGATGGGAAGCTTTGCCAGATCCGTGTTGGCGACGACGAGGGCTTCAAAGTCCCTCTGCGACACGCGGCCGGTGATCAGGTCCGAGAAAGGAACCTTCACGTTCCAGTCATATGCGATATCGGTTATCGCGCGCTTGACCAGCGTCTTCGCGCCCATCTCCAGAGAGATGAAGGCGACCCCCTTGCCGGATTTTGCCGCCTTGATGGACGTCGACAAGGCGAAGGCAGTTTTGCACATGCCCGGGCGAGCGCCAAGCACCACCATCTCGCCAGGATGCATCCCGCCCGTCGTCTGGTTGATATCGGTCAGGCCGTAAGTGATCCCCGTGATACCGCTTCCGCGGTGCATCGCGTCTTCGACCTCGCCAAGGGCAGCCTCAGCCGCCTCCCCGATGAAGAACCGTGTCTTGCCGCGCGCGCTGGTTTTCAGACCGATCGCAATGTCGTCGAGCGCCCGCGTGGCTTCGCGAATGAGATCGGCCGGGACCGCAGCGCCGTCACATGCGGCCAGCGCGACAAGCTCGGCTTCCTTCTTGACCGAAAGGCGAGCCCACTGGTTGATGAGCAGGGGAATAGACTTGCTGAGCCCAGCCGCGCCGTAGATCGTGGCGCCGCATAGACGTGCAAGATACTCTGCCAGCGGCATGCCGAGCGCCTTGCTCCAAGTCTCGACTTCGCCGGGCGGGAAAAGGTTCATTACGATCAGCGGAGTGGCGGTCTTGAAACGCTCGCCTGCCATCAAGATCGTTTCGAAAATGCGAAGGTGGACCGGCTCGAGGAAATGATCCGGACGCACCTTACCCTGAACAGCTGCGAAATTGCCGGAGATGAGGACGGCGCCCAAGACCTCCTGCTCTATCTCGACAGAGAATGAGACCGCATCGGGAATGGCTGCGGCGACCGGCGAAGCATTCATCGCGTGCTCCGAGGGCAGAAAAGATAGACGAAGCGGCTCCATGCCTTACCGGCCGCAATGGCATCGTCGAGGCGTTGCGTCTTCTGCGCCTTGTTGGCCAGCTCGACGTATTCGGCCCAAGCCTTTTCCTGTCGAGCCTCTTCAAAGGATTTGAGGTTGACGACGGTCATGGTTGCACCTGTGTCGTTTCATCGATCGGAATGCCTCCGAACACCCACGCATCGTCCCAGCTCAGCGCACGGCGCTTTGCTTCAGCTCTGATGCGGGCGACATCGTCCAAGGACGGCGACTGCTCGCCGTTTTCTATGCGCGAAACGGCAGGCTGGCTAAGGCCTGCCATGCGGCCGAACTCAGCTTGGTTCAGCCGGAAAATCTTGGTTCGGATAAATCGGATTGGGTTCATAGCCCACTAATTATCCGTCAAACGGATTTGACTGTCAATCAATTATATCCGTCAAACGCAACTTTTATTTAATCCTTTTGCCGGATAAGATGCGTTCATGGATTACACGACAAAAATCAAAGCGATCCTCCGGCTCGATGGATGGAAACAGCAGCGCCTCGCTGCTGAGATGGGCGTGTCGCAATCGACGGTCGCCCGTTGGGTTTCAGGTGTTGAGCCCGAAACAGCGAGGAAGAGAGAAATCGACGAGATATACCTGCGCGAGGTTGGCCCGGAAAACGTGGTCCCGCTTATGGGCTACATCGGAGCTGGAGCCGAGATCCTCCCTGAGTTCGAGCAAGTACCGCCCGACGGCATCGACCAGATCGAGGTTCCCTTTCCGCTGCCTGACGACATGATAGCCTTCGAGGTAAAGGGGGACAGCATGTTGCCGATCTTCAAGGACCGGGCAATCATCATCTGTTACCGAGAGCAAAAGCGGCCGGTCGAATCTTTCTACGGCGAAGAAGCCGCCGTCCGGACAAGTGATGGAAAACGATATATCAAAACCATCGCTCGCGGTGCTGGCGGCATCAACCTAATGTCTTTCAACGCGGCCATGATCGAGGATGTTGAACTTGAATGGATCGGCGAGATTTTCGCCGTGCTCCCCCGCTCGCACCTGAGATCCGTTCAGAAGAAGGGCGGTGTGCAAGGCAGTTTGAGGCTGAGGGCGTAAGAGCACCCATTACTTCGCCTTACGGATATTCCCGACGCGTTGAGGATGCACAGGCCAGAATAAATCCGTTTGACGGATTTTCATCTTGACCTTTAAATCCGTTTGACGGATTATCGACGCCAGTTAACCACTGGAGCCGACATGTGCACTATCGGGCAAAGTCCTTCGCGTTACCGCCACATGGCCGGGGTGTTCTTCGACCACTTGTCACATGTGGGTGAAGAAATCGCCAACCCCCGCCGCTTGAGTGGGTGGGTAGGCATCGCCGTCGAAGGCGCTGATGACCTTGCGCGTTGCATCGCGGAAACGAACGTTATGTTTCAATCGTCGTTTTCCTGCTTCCGTGCTTCGTACTCGGCTTTCCGGCGAATTCGATCTTCCAGTGACTTCTGTTGCGTTTCCCGTTGCTCGCTCAACCATTCCGCAACGGTATCCAGTACAGCTGATCGTTCCTCTTCCTCACTTGAACCAGCGACTGCATCAAGTACTGCCTTGCCTAGTTTTTCAACGTTGAGAGCTTCTATGCGCTTGCTCACCTCGCGCTTTCTCTCACGCTCAGACCGAAGCCGCTCTTCGGTAGCTGAAAGGTCATTGAGTTTGTCAGCGGCCTCCGCGACGGCTTCCTCGAAGCTTCCCGGGGTTTTGTATGCCCAAGTCTGCCGCAGAATCTTATCTACGGTAACGAGGAGGTCCCCTGCGAGGTCGAACAACTCCCTTGCCACCTGCTCTGATCGCGCGGCAATTCGTTCGTTCTGCTGCGCCTCGGTCCGACTCCGGTCCTTCGCCGACGCGATTGCGTTCGGAAAGTCTGTGGCGATCTTGTCGATCCGCACCGATCGCTTCCACAGGTCGTCAAACTGGGCGTCGATTACGAGACCGATACGACACAGCCTTCGTATCGCGTCTGATCGCGTCGCGATGCGGTTAGCAAATCGCCAATCGTCGATTGCCAACATTTCGTCCTCAGACATCATGATCGGAACACGCTTTTCCCGTGGCTTTACCATTCAAACCCCCGTGACTTTTCGACGAAACTGATACCGCATACTAAAAATCGGCACAAGTGGCATTGACTGTGCCGGCGCAACAAGATTAATGTTCAGTGAATAAATCGGCACAAGTAACGCTGATTGTGAAGGACAGCATGCACAAGGAAGCCAAAAAAGCCCGCATTCCGCTGATGATGGAGCCGTCATTGGTCGAGCGTATCGACACATACCGATTCACCAACCGCATAGGCAGTCGCGCCGAAGCAGTTCGGACCCTCGTTAGGGAAGCACTGGCAAAGAAAGTACCGGTCTCGGCCGGAGAGTGAGCAGCAGACGGGGACCAAGTTTGGCGACCAATCCCCGCCGCTGCTGAAACCACAATCACCATGAGGATGATGAAAATGGACAAGCAGTCCAATAGCACAACTGCGCCCGAAATTTCAACCGTGGACCATCCATGGGTGAAGGCGCGCCGCCTGACCAAGGAGCTTTCCGCAGTCCTCCAGGATTGCGATAGCGCCGACTGGTTCGCCCACGTCCTGCCGGCTGACGTCGCTCCGAATGTCTACTTCGGCGCGCTCCCCAAGGGAGACGCCAAGGACGAGCTTGCCGTCGATCGGGTGAACCGTCTTGCCTGGGATTTGTCGGAGGCCTTGAACGGCTGGAACGGTGGAAACTTCCAGGCGATGGTTCTTCCGTCCGATAAAGCCGGCCACACGGTGATGTTCTCAAATATTCGCGCTTGGGACCGCAGCAACGAGGCAACGCCGGAGAAACCGAAGGACGAGATGAAGCGTCTTTCGACGCGGATGATGGAAATTCTCCGGTCGCGCGATCCGCGCACCGAAGCGGCCATCATCCGTTTTACCGAAGATGGCACGACCGTAATGTCAGGCTTCGACGTTGCTATCCCCGGTGTGGACATGATCGAGGACCTTTTCAGCCGCTGGAAGGGCGCCGAAGCAAGGGCAGATGCAGCAGAGGATGATGAGGCGGCCGAACTGGCGCAGGTCGAGTACAACGCCCTGCAGGACCTCATCGCCGAGCAATATCCGCGCACCGCGCGCGAGTTCGCTATGTGGACGCTCGCCCATACTGATCGCTGGGCAGCAGGCATCACCGACGAGCTGCGGGAAATGATCGAAGTCCTCGCCGGCGAGAAGGAGGCCGCGTGATGTCCAATATCACCCGTCGCAATCTGCTAAAGCAATCGCCGGCCGTCCTCGCGCTTACCGCCATCCCCACGGCCGGCGCAGGCGCCGTGCCGTGCGGCGGGTCGACACAGAGCGAGAACCGCGATCTCCTTGCCGCTTATGAGCGCTTCATCTCAGCGCGCGAGGAGTTGGCCGCGGCAAACGACGCACTCGAATGGCTGGTCGACGAGTGGCGGCATCGTTGGCCGCTGGCTCCGGAGGAAATCCTTGGCTGTGCGAATGTCGACGAATATACGAAAGAAGCGGAACGCGACATCGCGGGCAACGTCATTTTCCGGAAAACGGCGTACCTTAGACAAAATCTCAAGCGTGATTTCGTGGAGAAGCACCCACACACCTGCTTCCAGGTCTATCCACCGGAATTTTTACAAGAGGTCATTGAGAGGTGGGAAAGGCCTCGCACCGGCAAGACGGAAAAGGCACTTGCTCGCAACATTGCCGAACAACGCAAAGTTCTCTCAGAGTACCGCCATAAACTTCGCATCTCCGAGCAATACCACGCCGAAGTTGCGCGGCTACGGATGGCCTCCGGTGTGGAGAGTGTAAATCAGCGCCTCAAAGCATCCAGAGAGGCGTTGAACCGCGCATGCGTCGATGTCTCCAATGAACCAGCGTTCACGGTCGAAGGCCTGCGCATGAAGGCCGCCGCCCTGATGGTGCAGGATGATGGCATGGCGCCATACCTGTGCAAAAAAGGTGGCGCTCTCGGCGCCATGGCCCGGTTCATTGATGAAGCCCTAAACGTCATCGGGAGGCCATGAGATGGTGACCACTCTCAGCCCGGTCGAGCCGGACGTCGAATTCTTCGATCTTGAGCCGATCATCTGCGATGCCGACAATATGGTCGACGTTCTGGGAAACCTTGTGCTCGATCAGTTCGAAGGCCGTTGCCCCGCCGACGGCTACCGCATCTCCGCCGAAGATGGAGCCCGCCTTTTCTTCCTTGCTGGTCTGGCGCTGGCGATGAGCAGGAAGGCGAAAGACGCTTGGTACATCGCGCACACCAACAGCCAGGAGAGGCGGAAATGCTGACCTCGCTTCCAGCTTCGATATCGCGCGCCGTCGCCTCTGGAGTTGGGAAACATGCAGAGGTACAGGCGGCTGCCGATCATCTCGCCGCGCTCATGTCCTATATCCATGGTGGCAACTGGCGGGTTGAGATTGATCACAGAAACACGTTTATCTTGCTATTCCCAGACGACGACGAGCCTGTGGAAAACTCGAACAACGGGGAGAACTGACCGATGTCAGCCCCCGCTCTTATCCGCAAGCAGGACATGATGCGTGCCGCAGAGGTGGCGAAAACCACCGGCTGCCGCGTAGAAATCAAGGTGGGTGATGCCACGGTGACGCTTTATCCAGGCGCTACGCCCTCTTCGACCGAGGCGGCACCGGCAAAGGACGGTGGAATTGACTATTCGCGCCCCAACCTGTGAAGACTCGGGGATGCCCCGGAAACTCCCCCTTCACGTCCATAAACAGAAAACCCGCCACGGAAAGTGGGTCTTCTATTTCCGCATCGGGAAAGGCACACGCATCCGCCTCCCCGCCCCTGCTGATCCGACCTTCAAGGCGGCTTATACAGCAGCCCTCACGGGCGGCTTGCCCCTGCCCGTCCCCAGGGTCCACGAAGGCACGCTACAGTGGCTCTGGGACCGCTACACGACCGAGAGCGCGAAGTGGGCCGGTTACAGCCCGGCCACCCGGAAGCAACAGCGTCTCATCATGGAGAAGGTCCTGAAGACGAATGCCAGGGCTGCATTGACCGCTTTCACCCAGGACGTCATCCAAGAGGGCGTCGACAAGCGCCACGAGACGCCAGCCGCGGCCGCAAACTTCCTGAAGACCATGAAGGGAATGTTCGGATGGGGGAAGAAGATGCGCCTCGTCGTGGCAGACCCGACAGTAGGGGTGGAAGCGCCTACCTACAAAACCGAGGGCTTCCCAGCCTGGACGGTTGAGGATGTGATCTCTTTCCGCTCCAAGCACCCGATCGGTACACCCGCGCGGCTGGCGATGGAGCTTATGCTGCTGGCTGGCCTACGGCGCTCTGACGTCGTCCTCGTCGGCCGGCAGCACATCAGCGACCGCGTGCTAACGATCGACACCACGAAAACAGGCGCGCGGATCACTGTGGAGCTGTCAGACGATCTAGTCGATATCATCAAGAAGACGCCCCGGCGCGGCCTACACCTCGTATCGAACGCTCACGGAAAGCCGTTCGTGAAGGAGAGCTTCGGCAACTGGTTCAGGGAGAAATGCACCGAAGCCGGCGTGACAAAGTCGGCTCACGGCCTGCGGAAGCTGAGCGCGACACTGGCGGCCGAAGGCGGCGCGGCCACGCATCAGCTGCTCGCCCAATATGGATGGACGAACATCGCGACGGCCGAAATTTACACCAAGGGCGTGGACCGGAAGCGGCTCGGGATCGAAGCCAGCCGCATCGTCGCGGATCAGATCGGGAACATCAAAATCCCTCACCCTGAATCAGGTGAGGGAATGAAATCAAAGAAGGCAATAAAAACAACGCCAAAATAAAGCCATGGCCATCTCTCATCGCCCACCATTCCCCTTAGAATCAAAGCCTTGCACCTTGAATTTGGCCAGTGAGCCATTCGAGGGAGACATTGGCTTGCTCATTCCAGCCTATTTGCTGCGGTCGCGTAACGGTTTCTTCTACCTGCGCTGGCCCCTGCCCCGGCAACTCCATCCACAGAAACTGGCATCTGACATCAAGGTATCGCTACAGACCCGCGATCCCCGAAAGGCATTGCGTTTGTCCCGCCCTATGATCCACATAGGCGAACAATATAATAGTGTCGGAATTGCCTGCCGCATGGACTATCAGCATTTGCGTAGCACCCTTCAAAACCACTTTCGGGAGTTGAGGGACCAAACCCGACAAGAAATAGATGCAGCGGGCGGCTTGAGCGCCAGCGACCGCGATCTTTACCGGACGAGCCTTAAGATTGCCGAGCAGGCAATCGTGACGGGCAAACCGCTATCGTTGGTAAAATCCGACGAAGAATTGCTAGCTCGCTTCATCGAGAAGTACGACCTCGACATCGCCAAGGGTTCGGACCAATACGAAAAACTAGAGCGAGATGTGAAGCGAGGCCACCGCCGCTCCCTTGAAGACGTACTTGCCTACGATGCTGATGTCGCGGATTTCGATCTTGATCCACCGGCGCAGCTTGCTGTCGCACCCTCACCAACGGCTCCGAGACAAAAAGGCATGTCCCTTGCCGACACTATCAAGAGCTACATAGACGAGAAGCGAGACGGAAAAAACTGGGCAGCCAAGACCGAGAGCGAGAAGCTAGGCCACCTTGAGCTACTCAAAGAGATACTGGGCGCGACATCGGATGTTAAAGCCCTCGTCGCACTGGACGCGAAGAAGGTCAAGGACACCTTGCGGGCCTATCCGGTCAATCGTGAGAAGAATGAGGCCACGAGAGGCAACCGACCATTGTCCGAAATCCTTGATCTGCCGGGCGTACCCAAGCTGCACACGACATCCGTCAACAAGTACCTTCAAAGCTATGGCGACCTATTCAATTGGGCCAAGCAGAACGGCCATGTTGACCAGAATGTTTTTGCTGGACTGACAATCAAGCAGAACAAGGCCCGCAATCAGGACAGCCGCGAAGCCTTCACCCCGGACCAGATACAGGTCATTCTTTCTGCCATTCTTTCCAACAAGGGCGGTCTGGCCAATAAAGACTACCAGAAATGGGGGCCGCTTATCGGCATCTATACGGGTGCACGACTCAATGAGATTGCACAGCTTCACCTTAAGGATATTCGTGAAGTTGATGGCATCTTATGCTTCGACTTCAACGATGTAGGCGACCGAAAGAGCGTCAAAAACGGACGCATCCTGCCGCCTTGTCCCGATGCATCCTCGTTTGATCCAGTTGGGTTTGGCAGATTATGCCAGCGATAAGCGCCGCCGTGGAGAGGAGAAGCTGTTTCCCACCTTCACCTACGATCCGAAAAACGGCTGGGGCCGTCGTCTTGGCCATCACTTTAATACGCGGCTTCTGCCGGAACTCGGCCTCAAGAGCAGCGGACTGGTTTTCCACAGCTTGCGGCATACCGTTGTCACCCAGCTTATGCAGGCCGGAGTTGATCTTGCCATTGTGCAGGCAATTGTTGGTCATACGCGGCAAGGCGTGACCCACCAGAATTACTTCAAGCAGGGGTACACGCTTCAACAGTTGAATGAAGCGGTGCAGAAACTGGACTACAGCTTTGCCAGCGCAAAAACCTGAGGTTGTCGTTCAGGATTGACAGCGATTCCCGAATACGGGAAACAGACCTTGGGGCCGTACGTGCGGCTTCGGGGCGTCGAAACCCCTCATGACTAGGACTGTGTGCCACTGAACTGGCACCACTCTTCGACCTATGGTCGGGGAGCCTGCGGCGTATGCAACAGGTTCTCTGAACTAAAGGCCGTAGGGCCGTGTCATGCGGTTTCGAACTCCCCGATCACCAGAGGATCGAAGGGCCATTCGCGGGGACGTACCGCGCCTACCGCCCTTCCGCATGGGGGCTACATCGTGGGAATTGTTATCATCGGCTTGCTGGCGCTCGCTGGCTACATGCTCTTTCGCCATACCACTCGTGCAGGCAAGGAAGCCGTGCGAGCATATGTCTATCTGGAGACGCTTAAGAAGGGCGTTTCTTCGCACGAGGCCAATATCCTGACCGATGCAATGTTGAGTGACATCGGCTCGGCAACGGCAATTAACGCTGCGAATATGGCTAAGATGGAATATGGCACGGTCCATGGAGGCAAGCAGCTTCCGATGATCGGTTACGCTTATCGGCAAGGCCTGCGGAGCATTATGCCGTTTTGGTACCAGAAGATGACCCTTGCGGCACCGGAGACGTTGGGAATTGAAGTTTCGTATGGCCGCCTTCAGCCGGAACGGGCGTTGCCGGAAAATGTTCAGCGCCTCGGAACGATGGTGACAGACGAAGGCTACAAATCCTTCTGCGCAACCTTTTGTCACGAGGTCAACCGGATTTCAGGCGAGCAGCATTACGAGCAAAAAGAAGGCGGCGTCTGGAAGACGAAGCCTTGTACCGCGTTTATAAGAGAGGCGAGGATGTATGGGTGGCGGCGGCCGGGTACTGCCATGAGCAAGGCATCAACAGAGAGGTGTTCCCGACCTACGAAAGCTACTGCTTGGCCTTTGCAACCGAATTGGCGAGATTGCTTGCAAACCGTGGCGATCCAACCAACCCGGACGACCTGCTTTCCGGGGTGGATAGCTCAAAGCTGCACTCAAGTTTCAAGACCGACACTCATCCCCGACTTGCCGCTGCCGGCTATTACGAATTTGTCAGCCAGCCGCAACGCGCGTGAAGATCGGGATAGCATTCGGCATGGTCGCCACTGCGGCCTGCCTTATCACAGGCATTGCCAATGCGCCGTCACGGGTTGATGCCGCAACGCCATCCTACGGGCGATGTGGGACCGGCCCACGGCTCAACTGTATCGTGGACGGCGACACTCTTTGGAGCCAAGGCGTCAAAATCCGCATTGCGGACATCGACACACCGGAAATCAGCCAGCCTCATTGTGCAGCCGAGAAGGCGCTAGGTGAACGGGCAACGGCACGTCTGATGGAAATCGTAAATGCTGCTCCCTTCGACATGCTGGCGTGGCATAGCCGGGACGAGGACAGGTACGGCAGGAAGCTTCGTGTGCTTGTGCGGGATGGCCGGTCCCTTAGCCACGTGCTCTTGTCGGAAGGTTTGGCGCGGACATGGACCGGGAAGCGGCAGCTTTGGTGCTAAAACCGTCCTGGCAGGTGATCACCACAGGCAGATCATACGAGAGTCATGTACGAAATGGCCAATCGTTTCAGTGACTTATCCTCACTTGGCGTCGGACCGAAAACTGCCATATCTGGCCGGAGACGAGCGCAAGGCCGCCTTGGCTAGATCGCCCATCCAAAGCCGGAGACGCGCCCTGATAGCCCACTATGGCCGAAAGAAACGCTATCCACCGGAGACTTAGCCGGCACCCCGTCAACCGGGGGCGAACCAAGCTTGAATTTGAAGATTTGTAACCGACTGCAGTGTATATACTTCGTACTGAATTGCGACCTAAAGAGATATCAGTGATTTGCACCGAGCACTTGGGATAAATGTATCATAATGGTCTTGCATAAAACCGTTAATACACTTTCTGCACACAACTGCCATCCAACATAATAATCAGATCTGCACGAACTTCTGATATTACAATTCCGTATAACGTCATATGGAGATATTGCCGTATGCTCCTCTGCACCGGATGGCTGATGATCTTATGCATAGCATCCTATAGATACATCTATATGTAGAACAATACTCATACAGGATTATCCATAACTGTATATATCTCTTTTATATACAAAATATAGTATGGCTGTGAGATATCTATATATCTATCTGATTATGATATTAAGTATATGGTATTGTTATAGATACATATGTGAATATCTATCATATCTGGTATCATTATCTGTTTCTGCTACTGGTCATATTTCCATCTCCGATGGCCAAGACTGATACTTCGCAAGCATCAGCTAAAACCCCCCGGCTGACTAGCCACCGGCTCATAACCGATTTGTGATCCGCCGAAGGCGGGATAGAGCCGGTTTGAAACCGTTGTTATACCTAAAAGGGACCACAAGCGCTCAGCCTTGTTTTCCCGCTCTTTCGCCTCCCGGCTCAAGGTCTGCTACATACCCCACTTGGCAAGAGCCTTTTCCGCTCCTGCCCGATTGTCCCGGATCCTGAGCACGGTCTGTCGCTTCAATCCGGTTGCCTTGGAAATCTCGGATGCACCATTGCCGACTGCCAGCATGTCCACCACCTGCCGGAAGGCTTTTCGGTCGTAGCTTGGCTTCTTTCCGAGGTAGCTTTTCGGATCGGCCTTCTTTGCCTCTATCCCGGCCCGCTGAGCGGCTTTCGTGGCCTCGGCCTGCGCCTGTGCTGTCGCGGCCATGAACGCTATCAGCGCGTCCCTGACGGCCCTTTGCATTGGGTCTGTCGTCGCCCCGTCAAAAACCATGCCATTGATGACCGTTTTCACAATCACACCATGGTCCATGAAGTGCCGGATTGTGCTCGTCACGTCCTCGTAGTTCCGTCCGAGCCGGTCAACCCATCGGACAACGAGCGTATCGCCATGCCTGAGCTTGTCGAACAACCTCTTGCCCTCCGGCCTGTCCTTGAGCTTGGTGCTGACACCTGACACGCCATGGTCCGCAATCATCTCGTCAATGACGAAGCCTGCTTGCTCTGCTTGTGTCCGCTGATGTTCTAGCGTCTGGTCGATGGTCGATACACGGGCATACAGTATCGTCTTGGACATGGCCTAATCCTTGTTCGTTAAGGTCATGTCCGTTAGAATGACTGTCCGTTGGTCAATGTCAACCTTTATGGACGCCCTTTCGTGTACCCATTTAAATGTTCGTTAGGGTATACTCTTACGGACAGCCCTCCATTCCCCGCCTTATGTAGGTTAAGATGAAATGC